TGCATCTTTTGCTTTGATTTGGATTCTATCATCCACCTCAGTAGCTGCTGGTTCTTCGACAGGATTATCCTGTTTCGTTTCTTCTGACATTGTTTAAAACCTCCATAAGTTGTTCTGGTGATTGAGGTTGAGTAGGTGAAGCTCCCTCTGCACCCGTTGGCGTTGCACCTGGTCCACCTTGAGTTAAGTTATCCATGTTAAGAATGTCTTCAGGGTTCTCATCAAATGATTCAAATATCCTTGCAACAAACTTAGCAGGGTCAACTGCCTGTGCAACTTGAGGCATGTTACCAATTACGTTGATAATCTGCATCAACTTCTGAAAATTAGTCATCTTCAGAACTTTGCCAGAGATGCCCTTGACTGTTAAAGTAGCGTCTTTAATTGCGTTGATACGCTCATTGAAGCTAAGTGTCTTTAACGCATTGAGTGCTTCTGAATCTTCAAGGGACTTGCTGTAATCAAAATGAGATTCATCATTCATGTAGATTAATTCTGTATGTAGAATTAATTCTAGAGTAGGTTCTATGATTGACCTCTCAATCTCATTAGCTATATCTGCAAAAAACCCAGATGTTTCTTGGGATTTTTGACTTATTTCAGAAGCTGTTGGTCTGCCTTTACTTGTTGGTTGTCCCTGAAAGAACTCGTTTTGGAACGACCTATTTTGTATAAGTCTATCAAGTACAAATAAAAGGTTTGTGGCATTAGGATTAACCGAGTTATTATAAACTTGGTTTATAGTTCCAGTAGAGGAGACTGGGTAAAGTCTACCTGGTACTACTGACCCGAATAAATGTGCTTTCCCTGTTTCAATATTACTAGTTACTACTTCGTATACACCTAGCGTATTTAATGTAAAAGCATCCAGTAGCAGGTTCATTGATTCAACGTAGGAACTTAACAAAGACCTTAGCTTTGTTATGTACCCTCTACCATATCTTCCTTTTAGTACCTTCATAGGGAATCCTACAATGTAAGGAAACTGACCTTTTGGTAAGATATTCTTACCGTAATAAACGACATGTTGATTATTAGCAATAATAAAGTGAACATGCTCGTCTAAAATTTTACCTCTTTCATCTGTTAAACACTTGCTAAAAACATAGTCTAAACTGACTGTAGGTCTATAGCTTGTATCCTCAGAATCTGAGACTTTGTAGAGACTTCTCATAACTTTATCACCGTTTTTCCAACCGTTGACTTCTGCCATGTTTATGAAATCACCTACATCAACTTCTTTTTTCTCTATAATATACTGATTACCCACTGGGTCTAAACGTATTTGCATAGGGTCTACAGAGTGTATTTCTGTTTTACCTACAATACTATTCTCTGTACCATACTCACCAGTTCCCTGGTCATATGTAGGGTAACTTTCAGATTTATAATTATAGTTTACTTTTGTTATATAAGGGCTTGTAAGTAAAGCCATCTTTAATGAATCACCAAAAATCATAGGAAACTTATTAGTTTTTAATACAGCTTCTACAAGTTTTGATAATCCAGCTTTAATAGATGGATTAGGATGCTCTACTGTAAAGTATTTATTATCAGCAGACATTAGTATTCTTACAAAAAAGTTAGTCATTCTAACTATTAAGTTATCTACTATAGGGTCTTTTATTTTAGTCTGCCAAGATAACTTGTTTTCAAACTGGTATTCATCCATGTAAAACTTTAGGTTTTCTTGCCAATCTTTTCTTACAGCTGTAAAACCATCCTCAGCTTCTTTCTGTATATAATTAAAATATCTTAATATATCTGATTCTCTCATAATATCCTACTACTTCCTCCGCCAAACTCTAGACCAAAATACCTTGGTTCTTTTAGCTCAGTATCTGTTTCTGTTAATTTTCGTGACACATAGAAACATCCTAATTTAAATGCATCAGATATGTGCTCATAATAATTATCTTTCCTAGGTTGACCTGTCTGCTCATGTCTAGTATAACCAGCTAAACACTGTGCTAATAGTACACAATGTTTAGAATCTAACCTAAGCATTGGCTCTCCCTTTGTAAATTTTTTAAGCTCCTCATTAACTTGTGCGTGTGACATGTCTCTTTTTACATATATAGTATCTGCTTTTAAGCCTTTACCATCAAATATATCAAGAGCACTGTGAGGAGATACATCATATTTTCTATTAGCATCATGTGGGAGTATATCCATTTTTTCAACAACTTTAGGTAATATTTCATTGCAATAACTCTCCACTTCGTCTATAAAATCTGTAAGCTGTATATTGTGCCCCATCATGCTGAATAATACATTCTTTCTACCGTGTTTGTCAATTTGAAAACCTACACATGCAGGTCTAACAAACCCCATGTCCCAACTTCTCCACAAAGTTCTTAGTGGGTCGTATTGTTCTGCTAAATCATCTACCATATGAGTTTCACAAAAATCAGAATAAACTAGTGCACCCCTTGGTTGTAACTGAAACTTACCACCTTCACTGAATCTCCAGTGCATAGCTGATTCTGTAAACCTTTTTTTATATCTTTCTATTTCTTCTTTTTCTAAAGATAGATTGTCATATACATCTATAAAATGAAATGAAGTATCTTCATCTTCTTCGTTTCTACCATATATATCTTGTACTATATAATTACTAGTAGTATCTTCTACAATAAAACTCATAACCATTTTGCCAGATTTTCTTAACAATCTAGCTAGAATCTCATCATGCATAATATGTGATGGACACTCATCAAACCAACAATAGTCAATACCAGATGCTTGTAAGTTTTGTGTTTTCATTTCTGCAGATTTAAATTCTAAAACTGTACCATCCCAGAATCGAACAAAGTCAATACATCTGTTCTTACCCCAGGCTACTTTACCACCACGTTTTTCTATACTTTCTATAGAGGGCAGTAGTCCTATGTCATTAGGCGTATCAGTTGAGAACAAATGTACCTGACTTGAAGTTCTTTGAATATCAAATGAAGGACTAAATGCCCAGATAATTCTATTACCATACTTAGGTTTATCTATAGTATAGTTAGGATGCCAACCTATAACATTGTAAGCCGTTTTAGCAGCACAACAATAAGACTTCCCAGAACTATTATTACCATGTACGTACACACTAAAGTGATTATCGTCCACAATAGGCTTCTGAGCAGGATACGGTTTAAAAAAGAAAAGATTCCCGTACCAGTATTGTAACTCTGCTTTAACTTTTTTATCAAGATTAGCAAATTCCTCAGATGTCATGCTGTGGATTTTATGCCACAACGCTAACATCTTTTCATCTTTGTACCACCAGTCTCTTATCATAATATTCCAAACAGGTTGTACTGGCTGCAATTCTCATTGCCTGTGCCACAACCCGTTTTATTGTTTTGTTCTTTTTTTCTTTTTAACTACTTTTTTCTTAGGTTTAGGTTTTGGTTTAGGTTTAGGTTTCATCATTATACCTTCAGGTATATCTTTTCTAGGATTTGCTTCTCTATACAAAGAAGATTCTTGTTTATAACTACCTTTAGGAGTCATTTTTATTTCTTTACCAGAAACTCTAAGATTTCCTTTTTGTATATGTTTTTTAATTTTTTTACGAGCTGCTTTACCTATACCTAATTTAATTAATTGTCTACCTATTATCCCTGCAATAGCCATTACATTCTCTTTTTCTTCTTACCTTTTGCACCTATAGCTTTTTTTAGTGCTGCTGGTAAGTTATTCTGTCTACCTTTTAAAGTACCAGTCTTCTTTTTCTTTGGTCTTCCTTTCATACTTCCGTATGTTCCTTTACCCATTGGCATAATAAATCTCCTTATTTCTTTTTGTGTCTAGCTGCAAACTTACGTGCAGCTTCTACACTACCAAAACCCCATTTTTTTAGGGCTAGTGCTTTCCTGGTTGGGCGACCCTTGCTATCTTTCATAGGACCTTTCATACCAGCAAATCTTGCAGCAAAGCTAACACGTCTTGGATTTGTGCCTTTGCTAACAGGAGCTTTTAAGTTAGCTCCTTCTGTTCTTTTAAAGTGGGCTCTGCCTGCAGCAGTAAGTCCACCAGTTTTACTTTTATGTATCTTTTTCATTTTTTCTTTATGATTCTAGATTTTAATTTTTTACCTACATTTTTAGCAATTTTTTCTCTTTCTTCCATATACATTTCAGGCAGACTCAGTCCCCCTTTCTTGCCTCTTTTTCTTGTTGCGAGTCCCATTATTATTTTTTCTAGCACGTTGTACTTCTCCTTTATTTAGTTTTGGTATGTCCGTACCTTCACGGGCTATCCATGAAGGTAAGTATCTATTAGCAGGACCGTTGATTTGGTCTAGCACATTATCACTGCCAGGTAGTGCATCATTGGACTTTTTCATTCATTTCCTCCCAAGCTGTTTCTGACAGACTAGATATTGCATCATGCACAGTAGCTATTTCTTCTTTATCTTTACTTGCTACCATACTAGCTCTAAGCTGGTCTTTAAGTATGACTTGTTTTAATTTTAATAATTGCAGGGATTGTGCCTTATCATTCTGTCTATCAGCACGTTTTAATCTTGTTTCTATATCAGCTAGTTGCTGTTCATATCTGTCAAATACTGTGTGAGAAAATTTTGGGTCAGCAAAATTTTTAATCTGTACTTCTAGTTTGCCCATAAATGTATGATATTGTGGCGTGTTTTTTACACTGTCTAATATGTTTTTTACTGTCTTGTGGTTTATGCTTAGTTCTTTACCAGCTGCTCTGTATGACCAGGCTAGGTTGTAACATACTTCTAAAAATTTAGTTATTTTGTTTTCATATACAGGAATATCTGGGAATAGTGTCTGTAATGTTTTATTCATACTTCCCCCTTGTTTTCAAAGTGTGACATGCTAATCTGGCGTTTGCCTTCTCTATGTCTGCGTTCTCTGTGCTTTCCTATATACTTCCATATTAGCTTTGTAATGTCAACCCCTGATTCTATAAAATCTAACAGGGCATCATGGAGTATATCTTCTGCATCTTGTAATTTAAAATCATAAGTACTAGCACATTTATATGTATACATACGTAGTTTGTTATAGTTGTGGTCAGTCATGTGCCCTTTATATGTATATAGCTCAGGACTTGCAATGTCAAGTACTAGTATATACTACGTAGATTATACTATAATATATACTGCAAAGTATATATTATGTATACACTTGTACTATATACATGTATATACACTG